GAAGAACTAAATAGAACTATTCTCAATGCGGCTAATATGCCTAACATTGAAAAGATACTTCCGCCTAAGATTGAACCGCAACCGCTTGATCCAGTATCTGATATTATGGCTGTAACGAAAGGTATTCCGATTGCAGCATTCCCCGGTCAGAACCATGATGCACATATTCAGGTAAAGATGGCTTATCTTCAAGACCCAGTGAACGGTGCTAATCCTATCATGCAGCGGATTTCTCCAATACTTCAGGCAAACATTCAAGAACACTCTGTAATGAAATACCAAGAACAAATGGTTGGTATTTCTGAAGAGCTTATGAAAGAAACGCCTGATCAGGCTAATAATCCTGCGGTAGTTGAGATGGCTATGGCGCAAGCAGCGCAACAGGTAATGAACGCCAATAAAGCCATGGGTCAGGCGCAGTCACCTGAACAACAGCTTGTTGCTCTGGAACAGGCAAAGGTTGAACTGGAGAAACAGAAGCTTCAGTCTGAGACTGCAACTGACGCAGCAGAGCTTGAGATTAAAAACAAAGAGCTTGAGATCAAAGAAACTGCACAGATTATTGAAATGCTCAAAGCATCTGCAACAGCTAACTCAAGAGAAACTCAATCTCAGCTTAATCGTGAATCTAAAGAGGCGATGAAAGAAGCTGAACTAGCTACACGAAAAGAAATTGAAGAGGCAAAAATTGCCGCTGATATGTTAAAGAAACAAATGGAAGACGATAAAGAAATGGATATGGCTGCGTTACAAAATCTTACGCAGCTTGCTAATGAACAAATGAAGGAGATAAACGATGATGACGAAAGGTAAAGGTTATCCTGAACATGTAAAGGATACCGACAAAAGCTTTGGCGACCCTTATGCACAGGACATCACGGGTGGCCGTAATATTCGCTCTGCACTGAACAAATGGGATGACTACTCTTGGAAGTCTTCCGACAAAGGTGAAAAGAAGTAGTGCCTGACATTTGGGACGAAGTAGTAAGCGAGTACAATAAAGAGATTAACAATCTGAGGATAGCATTGGGTAATGGCTCTGCGGAGGACTATCCTCACTATCGTCAGATTGTTGGTTCTATCTCCAGCCTAGAGTGGGCCAGAGATAATTTAACTGATATAGTAAAGAAACGTATTTATATGGAGGACGACGAGTAGTAATGCAGCAAGTAGGTTTAGGTGGCGCAATGAAAAATGATTTGTGGATAACTGAGGACGACGCACCCGATCCCAGCCCACTCCCCACTCTACCGGGATTTCACGTTCTAGTGCGACCCGTTTCAGTAAAGAGTGTAACTAAAGGTGGTATCTTTCTACCGGATTCAACCAAAGACGATATGGCATATCTCACGACTGTCGCACAGGTTCTAGCGTTAGGAGACTTGGCATATATGGATAAAGAGAAGTTTCCCGGCGGGGCTTGGTGTAATGTAGGCGACTATGTATGCTATGGCAAACACGCAGGAACTAAACTATTTTACAAGGGTGTACGTCTAATACTCTTGTTTGATGATCAGATTATTATGAAAGTAGAAGACCCTAAAGACCTTGACCCCACATTTAATTTAGGAAAAGGTTCTAACTGATTTGGGAAATTAAGACTTTTGTGATATAATAATATAAACGTAATCGTTTGTGTCGTTAACAACGGAGAGTAAAATGAGTAACGAAAATGATGGATGGGAAACCATTGAGGTTTCAGAAGATAGTAAAGAAGTTGAATTTGAAATTGAAGAAGAAGAACAACCAGTACAGGCAAAAGAAGAGGTTGTTCAAGAACAGCCGGAACAAAAAGTTGAGCCTGAACAGCCGAAAGAACTAGAAGGTATTGAAACTAAAGGCGCTGAAAAAAGAATTAGGCAACTGATTCGACAGCGCAAAGAACGTGAAGAAAAGATTGATGAGCTTATTCGACAGAACGAAGAGCTTAAACAAAACCTAAATAAAAAAGAAGAAGAAGTAAATAATATTGCTTCTCGTAGCGTTGGATCAAGTGAGAAGCAGCTAACTCAAAATATTGAACTGGCACGTCAAGCTTATCTTCAGGCATTTGACGAAGGAGATAAAGAAAAGGTTTTGGCAGCGCAGGAAATTCTAAATGCTGCTCAAGCTGATCTTAAAACCGTTCAAAACTATAAAGCTAATATTGCAAAGCGAATGGAAGAAGCTTCAAAAGAAGTAGAAAAGGAACCAGAGCTTGTATCGCAGACTCAGGCTTATGATCCAAAAGCAAATGAATGGGCGCAGCGAAATGATTGGTTTGGACAAGATACAGTTAAAACCGCAGCCGCTCTTGCAATAGATGCTGAACTGAAGGGAGAAGGATATGATCCCAGTGATGACGAATTTTATGAAGAAATTGACAAGCGCCTTGAAATGGCCTTTGGTCAAACTTCAAACCGTGTGCAGGAAACTGAGGGACAAAGTAACTCAGGCACGTCACAACCTGCTCAAGTGGTTTCGGGGGCTTCACGCTCGTCTCCGAACTCTAATAAAAAAGTAAAGCTTTCCAAAGAAGACGTAAGGCTTGCTAATAAATGGGGCATCCCACTTGAACAGTATGCCGCCGAGAAGCTGAAGGTAACTTCGGCTGATGGTGAATATACTAACATAAACATGTAGGCGTGGAGGAAAGAATATGACACGAAATGAATCACGTACTGAGAGTATGCGGGAACAGAATACTAGAGAAGAAGAGTGGACTTTTGAAGAGCCGAATGCTCTGGACATTCCAGAAAGTGTGAAAGCACGTTTTGATAATGAGGGCATGGCGCTACGTTGGATACGAATCTCCCTTCAGGGTCAGGATGACATCACGAATGTTGGCAAAAAGCTGCAAGCAGGATGGGTGTTTGTAACTCCAGATGAAGTTCCCGAAATGTCTCTTACATCCTTCGTGAGGGATGAAGGCAGGTATCAAGGCTCTGTGTGTCGAGGTGATGTAGCCTTGGTTAAAATGCCAGCCGGAAAAGTGAACGCTCGTAGGAAATTCTATGAAGGTAAGTCAAACGATCAGATGGAAGCTGTCAACTCTCAGTTGATGAAGAACTCTGATTCACGCTTTCCTATTTCCAATACGAGTCGTTCTGTTACAACCAAGGGAAGGCAACCGTCCTTTCAGGACTAGCCTCCCATAATTAAGGAGATGAAACATGTCTACTACTAAAGCATTTCGTGGTTTCATTCCTGCTCGTAAAAAAGGTGGCGGCTACAACAACGAAGCCGTGACCGACATGATTACTCTGACCTCTTCGGGTCAGGCTCAGACGCCCTCCAACAGCATCTTTACCGGCGATCCGGTGGTGCTTCCCGGTGCGAACTTTGCGACGATTTCTCCGTATATCGCTGCGACGCTCAAGCCGTCTGGAGTGTTCATGGGTTGTCAGTATGTTGAAAATGGCGAGCAGAAGTTCTCTCGGTATTGGCCGGGCGGAACGAGTGCCACGGATATTAAATTCTTTGTGATCACTGATCCCGATCAGACGTATTACATTCAGGCTTCTCTGTCGCTTTCGGCGGCTGAGTTGGCTGTTGTCAAAAACTACAACGTAACCGTTAGCTCCACTGCCTCTTCGGGCAGCACGACTACGGGTCAGTCGAGCTACTATCTGGACGGTGCGTCCGGCACGGAAGCTGCTGCTGCCGTTCGTGTGATTGGTAAAGCTCAGTTCCCTGATGAAAAGGACTCTGATGCTTATCCGATTTTGGAAGTATGGCTCAACCATCACCGTGACCGTTTTGTAACGGCTACGGCGTCAACGGCTTAATAGGGAGGATTTATCATGGCTATTAATAGAGCTAGTATTGCTAAAGAACTCCTTCCCGGTCTTAACGCCGTTTTTGGGATGGAGTATGGAGAGGTCAATAACGAACATGAGGCTCTCTATGAGATTGAAAATTCTGACCGTGCCTTTGAAGAAGAAGTTCTCTTCACGGGCTTCGGCACCGCCCCTACTAAGGGAGAGGGTGCATCGGTTTCTTATGATGACGCACAGGAAAGCTACACGGCTCGCTACACGGCGGAAACCGTTGCGCTTGCTTTTGCTGTCACCGAAGAAGCGATGGAAGACAATCTTTATGACACGTTCGCTAAACTTCGTGCAAGGGGTCTTGCCCGTGCAATGGCGAACACCAAGCAGGTGAAGGCTGCTAACATCTACAATAATGGTTTCACTGATACCATTGGTGATGGCGCTCCGTTCTTCTCTGCGGCTCATCCGACGATTTCTGATGGTCTTCAGTCTAACCTTCTTGGTGCGGCTGACCTGTCGGAAGCTACGCTTGAAACTGCGCTTACCGCCATTCAGAAGATCAAAGATGATCGTGGTATTCTGGTTGGTGCTAGTGCGATTTCTCTGCATATCCCGGTTGATTACTGGGCGGTTGCGGATCGTGTTCTTTCGTCGCCGGGCAACACTCAGGCGAGTGCTGGTGGTGCGAACCCGAACACGAACGCCATCAATGCGACCCGTCACATGGGCATGGTTCCTGAAGGCTTCTTCATTAACCGTCGCTTTACTGACACGGACGCATGGTTTGTTAAGACGGACGTTCCGAACGGCACGAAGATGTTTGTGCGGTCGCCGCTTCAGACCAAGATGGAACCGGACTTCGACACCGGCAACCTTCGATTCAAGGCTCGTGAGCGTTATAGCTTCGGCGTCTCGGATTGGCGTGGCTGGTTTGGTAGCGCTGGTTAATCAGCAAATGAGGGAGGGTGGCTTCGGCCACTCTCTCTTCATTCTTAAAGGAGATACATATGGCTTCAAATATTAAAGTTGCGATAGCCACAGGTGACTCAGTTCTTAAATATGTAGAAGACGATACGACTGTTGGCAGTAATGGAACTGCTGATAGTAATATTCCTAGCGTCTCTCGGATTGTTGCAGTACATGCTGTGGCAACTCTTGGCGGCTCTTTTGCTATTAAAGGTCAGAGGCAGATTACAAATAAGACAGCAGAGGGTACTGCAATTAAGTTTCAGGTGGTAGCCAGCGAATCTACTGATATTTATATGGGTGACTTGGGAGTTGCCGTCTATGGTGTGGTTAGCGTTTCAGCGCCCACTGATGGTTCCGTTCTTACCGTAATGCTTAATTAATTATGCCTAATTATGCTTATCTAAAGACAGACCTGATTAATACAACGGAGAATGACTCTACGGAGTTTTCTACGCAGGTATCTGCTTTTGTAAAGAAAACAGAGTTTCGATTGGTGAAAGACTTGGACGATGTAGGTCTGAGCGAATATGCCAATGTATCGGTATCGGCTGGAAATGCTGGTGCCGTTTCTTTGAATGATCGTACTCTTATTATCCGTAATGTTAACTTTGTAGTTAGCAGCGGTACAAGTACGACTAATCTTCTTCAAAGAACAAATGAATATGTAAATGACTACTGGCCGGTGAGCGCCTCTACTGGAACGCCTCGGTATTATAGTCGCAGAACTAATTCTTCTATTCGTATAGTGCCTACACCAGTGTCGGTTCTTACAGTAGAAGTTGAATCACAATCACAGCCGCTTGCCCTTGCTTCTGCTACGGGAACTAGCGTGACAACTACAAACTACTTTAGCGAATATTGTTATGATGCTCTCTTTGCTGGCTGCATGGTAGAGGCAACCATGTATATGAAAGATTGGAATACCCTTCCTGTTTGGCAGCAGCAGTATCAGACCGCAATAGATCAACTTAGAAATCAAGCACGTCGCAGCAGACAGGATGATATGGCAGTTGCTGGCTCTCCTGCTGGTGGACCTAACACAATTATACAAGGAGCAAGTTAATGGCTGGAAGAAAAATCGCATCTACTGTTGGTAAACAAATAGGTAAAATTATTAGTCCAGAAGATGCAGCTAAAAGACTAAAAGGACGCAAGAGAAAACTTCAAACTGGTCCTAAAACTGACCCAAAAAAACTTGAAGATATGCAGGCTGCTGGGAAAAGAGCTAAAAAGGCTGCGCCAAAAAGTAATGGCAAACCCAAAAGAAATTATAATATGGATGCTAAACAGTTTGAACCTAATAAGCCGCAGGCTGCTGGTATGGTTAAGAGAGAGTCTTCTCTTAAAAGTAAAAAGGCAAAACTAGCTGAAGAATATGATGGGCTAACCGCAGGTGCTAAAAGAGCCGAACGACTAAAAGGTAATAAAAGTAAGTTTTACTCTGTCTTTAAAGATAGGGGAATGACCCCAATGAAGAGTGGTGGCTACATGAAAAAGAAAATGGCTGGTGGTGGCGCACTAAAACCTGTAGACAAAGCTAAAAATCCGGGCGTTGCTGAACTTCCTAAGCCTGTTCGTAATAGAATGGGATTTGCTAAAAAAGGAAAGAAAGTTAGCGAAAGCATGATGGAAGATTATACTTCTGTTCCGAAAGAACTTTCTGCACAAGCTCAGGCTAAAAAGAAAAAGAAAATGGGTGGTGGTAAAGTTTACAAACGCAAACATAGCGGTAAGGTTATTAAAAATAATATGAGCGGACAAGACCTTGTAAACGCTTGTTATGACTAATCGCTCTAGCATACGAAAACAAGTCACTCGCCCCGGTAAAGTAAAGAAAGTAATGGGCGAATACAAACGGGGTAAACTTAAAAGTAGCTCTGGCAGAAAAGTTACAAATAGGAAACAGGCTGTAGCCATTGCACTTAGCGAGGCACGGCGTAAGAAACGCAAAAGGAGAAAGTAAATGTCTGACTCACCGCAAATGCGAACGACGTTGATTAATCGTCCTCATGATCTTAATAAAATTGTGGGCCGTCCTACTGGACAGGGCTATGGTGCTGCACGTAAAGGGCCGCAGGTAATGGGACCGCCTCAAGATGTTGTAGTTGACGAAGACTACAACGAGGGCAAAGCCTTTAAAGTAGAGGGTTAAATTATGTCATCAAGAAAAGTAGCAACTGAGGTTACAAAGCGTGTTGGCCGTCAGCGCAGGCCTCGTGGTGCCAAAGCCGCAACTCCTGCTCAAAGGGCTGGTGCTAAACAGGCTGGCATGTCTCTTAGGGAGTTTAAAAAACTTCCTGAAGAAAAGCAGAAGAGGTTTATCAAAGAAGCTAAAGAAGCAGAGACGCCTAAAGAGAAAAAACAGCCTAGAGTGAAACGAACTCCTGCTGAAAATAAAGAGCTTGCAAAGTTAAGGCGTGAACAGCAGAGAGAGATGCGAGAAGGATCGTCAGATATTCTTCCTAAGCGTCGTGCCACTGGACCTAAAGGACAGGAAGTAGAACAAGGTCCGCTTCTTTCAAAAGTTCCCACCCCACGTAAAGAAGAAATGTCTCCTGCCGCACGTCGCCGTCTTGGTAAGTCTGGTATGCTTAAACGTGGTGAGTATGCTCCTCCTCGTGAAATGGTTGAGGAAGCAATGGGCGCAAGGCGTGGTTCTGAAATGATGCCTACGGGTAAAGAGCTTGATGATCTTATTGCCTCTGGTTTTGAAATTAAGAAATATGGTGGCAAGGTAAAACGTCGCATGGGTGGTAAGGTACGAGGCTACGGTAAAGCTCTGCGTGGTTACTAAGGAGTTTCTTGAGAGGTACAATAAGTCTGTAGAAGAAGGATACGATGACTATAGTCTTATTGACTTCTCAGGAACTAAACCAGATAAGAATGACTACGAAGACTTTCAAGAGTATATCAACGATCTATGTGAATATATAGGAAACAAATTTAGGTATACATATGGCAGTAAAGCGAAAAAGAAAGCCTAGCAACATGAAAGGCATTACCATTGGTCGGGGCATGAAGCGTCCTACCAAAGCTGGTGCTGGTATGACTAAGAAGGGTGTTGCTAAGTATCGTAGACAGAACCCCGGCTCTAAACTACAAACTGCTGTTACTGAGAAAAGCCCGTCTAAGAAAAGGGCCGCAAGACGTAAATCATATTGCGCTAGGTCTGCTGGACAAATGAAGAAGTTTCCGAAGGCTGCTAAGAATCCGAATAGCCGTCTAAGGCAAGCTCGTAAGCGGTGGAGATGTTAATGAAAAAATCTGTAGATGCTCCGAAAGGATATCACTGGATGAAGTCTGGTAAAAGCTTTAAGCTTATGAAGAATCCTAGAGGTGGCTATGTGCCGCATAAGGGTGCTTCCAAGAAAGCCAGCTTTGAAGTTCAGAAGATACACAAGAAATGATTAAGCGTAAGAAAGGTGGCACAGCTACTAAGCGTGACCCAAAGAAGTGGGCAGCGGCAAAGGCCAAAGCAAAACGTAAGATGGGTGGTAAACACTCTGCCAGAGCTATGCAGCTTGCTGTTAAGTATTACAAGGATGCCGGTGGAACTTATAAAGGTAAGAAGAAGTCTACCAATAAACTGTCGAAATGGAGCAAGCAGAAATGGCGCACGAAATCAGGCAAACCCTCTGGCAAAACCGGAGAGCGTTACCTACCGGAGAAAGCAATCAAAGCTTTGTCGGCAAAGGAATATGCAGCGACCACCAAAGCAAAGAGAAAAGGGACTGCTGCCGGAAAGCAGTTCGTGAAGCAGCCCAAAAAGATAGCACGCAAAACTAAAAAATATAGAGTGTAAGTTGAAAAAGTTTTTAAATAAATTTTCAGAAGCAT